ATGTATGGGAGAGGGTGGGAGAGGGTGGGAGAGTATACTCATTCCAACAACCCATCCTCATCAATGACCGGATCGACTATAACCCGCTCAATCCTCGTGACCACTATGGCTGGGCCCTCGCCATCGGGGCCGGTCAGCGCGGTGCGTGCACCGAAGATCCTGCGCCGTCTGCCCTCGAGCAGGAACCTCAGCAGGGTGTCCGAATACTTCCGCACGAACGTGCCGCCATGCTCGCCCCTATAGAAGCCCACTGGCTCGACCACGCCCTCCACAGCGCGTCTACGGGCCTCCTCCTCTAGGGTGTCGGTTGCTTGCTCCTCTGCCTCACGGAAAGCCGCGGCGTAGTGCTCGTCGGTCCTGAGCCAGTCATAGTGGGAGTTCCTTGTGATGTTGGCTACATCGGCGGCCCGCCTGATGATGCCTGTATCAGCGTAGGCCTGCAAGAAAGTCTCCTGTACAGCGGTGCGCCTCTCAGGTCCCAACCCTCCAGACCTCTGGCCCTTGGTGCCTACGCTGGGGGTTTTCTCGGGACTAGCCATGGGGCGTAGATGGTCCAGAACTTTGATGATTCGGCTGGGAGGCTAAATGGGAATTTCTCACACACGATAATACGTCACGAAGCGCTGGCCCAGACTACCCGCACAACCCACAGGAGGAGGACGATCAAGTGCCCGCCGTGTCTCGATGTCACGAGTGTCTCGACATATCTTTACCACGATTTATTAGTGTCACGGCTAGACGGCCCAAAAAGTCACGAGTGTCACTATATTCAATTCGGTACTGAGTAATAGTGGTAATGCCAACTCGAGACACTCGTGACAACCGCGACACAGAAGTACGACAATTCCTGACGCTCGTTATCAGGTTTGACGCTCCCTTTCCTGAAGGGCTCGGCATGAGGTCAGCTGCTCGGGGTATGGTTTCTTCGCCAAGCAGAAGATGGTCATCTTCTTTCTGCCGACCTTCCACCTACCGTCTGCGGCGTCCGGGTTAGCTACCGTTTCGTACCCCGCTCCCTCCATCCTCCGTCTGACTTGCCACATTTTCCGGGGATCACCGAGCCACATAGCGAGCTCGCCCGTAGCCTTAGTAGCAACCAGGCTGAACGTCGTCGCGATGGGCCACTCCAGAGCCTCCAGGGCATCGTGCATGTCGGCGTCCTCGGGCGCCCGACCTGTATCGACCATCGCCCTAAAGGCGGGCGTCTGACGAGGAGGCGCTTTCGGATCAAAGCCGGACAGGTCGCGCTCCTTCAGGAACGCAGCCACATGCCCCACTCCACCCTCAGCATACCAAGCCCAGATCTTCGTCCAATAGCCCTCCTCGAACTCGCCCCGCTCAGCCTTAGACCAACAGACAAAGTGCCGTCTATCCTCAACTGGTAAATACAGCCCATCCCTATGATTTGTCGTAATAACAACTCCGCACAGATTCGGGACTGAATACTCTCGGAGATTCTTCTCATCGACTCGAAGGGTATCCGGCGGGGCGGCCGTGAGCGTCTTGGTGTGGTCGTAGAAATCGAAGCGCCCCACGTCACCAAGATCTCTTGCCTCTGAGACTCGGAGGACGACCGACTTGACGAACGAGTTGAACCGGCCGAGCATTTGCTTTGGGGAAACTTCACTGAAGTTCCAAGGGCCGACCGCGAGCTTGAGGGCATGCAGCAGGGTGTCCTTGCCAATACCTTGGCCGCCTCCAAGGACGATAGCATGGTTAATTTTCTCATCAGGCCTCTGTACACGGTGAGCCATCCAGTCGGTCAGCTCCTCTGCCTCGTCAGGGTAGAGGTGCTTCATCAGTTTGATCCAAAGCACCGCCTTCGACGCATCGCCCTTGAGCTCCCGAGGCGGCAAGTAGAGATTGAAGACGCGGGAGCCTATATGAGACATCCAGCCATCCTCGGTCATCAGCTGATCCTCGATTATCTGAGGTTCTCCCGGCTGCCAAGTCATCTGCTCCACATGTCTGTTCCGGGTGACCCAGGTCGTCGCTCTGAGCCCGCCGGGGACGCAGCGCGATGGTATGAGCATGTTGATAGATCCACCAGGCCACAGCTCACGTGAGGGCTTGTAGATATACCGACCCGAAGGGAGATGGGCATAGAGCTCGGTCAGCCCGATCCCGTGTGGGTTATCGGTCGAGTCGGATTTGCCCCCGAATGCCCGGGCCAAGGTGCTAGCGGCGTAGTCGACCCTCAGGGCTTTCGTCACGTCGTCGCCCCTCTTCTTCCGGCCGACCACGACGGCATCCCACGTTTCCTGGCGACTTGCTCCGATGCCGGCGAATGCGGAGGCTAATGCCATGTCATATTCGGACGCTGACTTGAGGTCGGTTCGCTCACCTTCCCATGTAGCTCCGAGTTTCGGGTCGGCCGCTATCGCGGCTAGCAGCTTAGTCGATATCGAGGCGTTCTCATTGGGCTCAACGTCGGTCCCGCTATTAGCAACTTGGACTGAGGTCTCGACACGGCCCCAAGCCGTTGCGACCTGCATAGCTGCATCTATAGCGGGACCGACCGAACCCAAGGGCCCATCCGGTGGCCCAAGATCTGAGAAGCCCGTCATAGTCAAGTACCCTCGACCTGAGAATGTCTCGACGCCCTCTTTCTTCTTGGCTCCGGGTTTCCGAGTATTCGTCCGGCCTACCTTCAGTCCCTTGGGTGCTCGCCCTATGGCGTGGAATCCTTTCCCCGAAGGAGACGTCTCTACGTAGATATCATCAGCCGCGTCGAGAATTGGAGAAGCCCACTTCTTCGGCTGGCCATTGGAGTCGTACGCACCATCCCCGTCAACTGCGGCCCAGTCAGTTCCGAACAGACATAGCCCGATCCCCCCAGACGCCTTATAGGCCACGCCGACCGCCTCTGCGTATGTTAGGCCAGGATTCGACTTCTGGACGTCCACAGGCTGCCCGTCGCGTCCCAGGGGTACTTTATCCCTACCGCCTCGAACCGCCCATGCGCACCACACCTTCGCTTCTACCAGTTCCTTGGGTAGATCCGCTGGAACCGGGATTACCGGACGCGTCACTCTCCGTTCTCTTCGCGCTCAGCGATCCACTCATTGACAGTGGAAACTCGCCAGCCTATCCTTCTTGCTCCGAGCTTGATCGGTCGTGGGAAGTCGCCCTCTTTGACCATCACGATGATCGTAGAGCGGCTCAGTCCGATCCGCTCAGTCAGTTCTCCCATGCTCACTATCTGCTCCACTGCCTCGTTCATAGTTTTCGGATCCTACGAATGCGCGCGAGCGCGTACCTCTTATTCTTTCGGTTCAGGCTTGCGACGCCCATCTTGAGTCGCCCGTGTGCCCGCGGTCGTGGAGCTCCCTTGCGCTTGGCATCTAGGACGGCTTGCTCGTACGCTGCGAGCTCTTCCGTCACGTCAATATACTTGGGTATTTGCATCTCTTAGAACGCTCCTGCACTTCTCAGTATCAATCAACACACTACGATACACCGTGGTACGATCTCCGTGAATCTCAGGGCACCGAGTGATGGTGTCATCCTAGTAATGGAGGTTGGAATGTCAGACGCAGAGGGCTATGAGACATGGACCATAGCGGAGTTGAAAGGGGCGCTTCGAGAGTTGCCCTTGCCTGTATCCGGGAGCAAGGCCGAGCTGGTCGCTCGACTGGTGGAATATGACAAGGACGTCGAGGAAGAAGCTGAGGAAGTCGAGGCAATCGAGAAGGAAGAGCTGTACGGAGATTCGCCAATCGCGGCCGTCCTCAACAGGATCGCCGATCTCCTCGAGCCTTTTGCGGGTATCGCAGAGCAGCTCGCTGCCCAGATGCAAACAGATGAGGAGAAGTCCCCAACCGCCCCGACTCTAGTTCCGGCTTCGCCGCCCGAGCCCGATGAGTCGGACACCCTCCGCGCCCACGTCAAGGACGCGACCAAGCGGCTACTAACCGCCCAACCCGACGGCCGCAGCCGCGCCAAGTCTGTGTTGGCCGAGTTCGGCGGCAGCGTGTCGAAGGTGGATGCGGACGACCTCGGTGCATGTCTGCAGGCCCTGCAGAACCACCTCGACGAGCTGGGCGTATGAGTGACAACAACGGCACTCTGATCCCGACTCCACCGCGGGTGATGGTCCACTCCCGACACCGCAGGGACGACGACAGGGATCGCGCCGGCCGGACGCTCGTCGAGGTCACGCTCGATGGCGTCGTCCACCGGTTCCGAACCGAGGGGGATTTACCGCCCCTGATGATCTCCGTCGCCGAGATCACGCCCTGCGCTGCGTTCGACCAGCTGTGGCACGAGTTCGGCGAGGAGTCCGACCGAGACTACCAGCCGCCGTCGGAGCCACCGCCCCGCCGCTCGCCCGAGGAATTCCGTCAGGGCGACGCGGTCACGGTCGACGCCGAGTTCTGCCGGCATACCAGGCACGGCCTCTCGACGGTCGTGGTGTCCCCGCATTTCTATCTGGACGTGCAGTCCATAACGGTCAAGAGGGCGAAGTAAATGAGTTGGCCAGAAGCGTTCTTCTACTCTGTGTGCGTGGTGGTTGGCGCGTCCCTCATGCTGAAGGCAGGGACTGGCGTGTCGATCATGTGGCTTGACTGGCAGAAAGCACGCGTCACCAAGGTCGCCCTAAAGAACTTCACTGACTCGTTGCTTCAGATGGAGAAGGACGACCAATGAAGCATGCAAGACTGCCGGCCTCTGCGGCCTACCGCTGGTCGAAGTGTCCAGCCTCCGCCTACATGGATGAAGAGGGTGACCGTCGCGGATCGAAGTATGCCGCTGAGGGGACTGCCGCCCACTTCCTAGTCGAAGAGTGCATCGTCGACGACTTGGATCCGAGGGACCAAGTCGGTCGGCGCATATACGTTGACGAGGAGGGTGACGCCGGTTGGATGGGGGAGGACGAGGCTCACACCTATGCGAGTGAGTGGATCTTCGAGGTCGACCCCGAGATGGTGGGCGGCGCGATGACCTTCATGCAGTGCGCTCAGGACGCGCTCCTCACGATGGAGCCGGACGGGGTGCAGTACGTAGAGGAGCGTGTCAGCCCAGGTCACCCGGACCTCGGCGGCACTCTCGACTGGGCGTACGTGTCCAACCAAGAGGCAGCGATCGCGGACCTCAAGTATGGCCGAGGCGTGGTGGTCGATGTACAGGACAACCCGCAGCAGATGATCTATGCCCTCGGCTTGCTGGCCAACCATCCTGAGGTCCAGACTATAGACTCTTACATCGTGCAGCCACGTGCTCCACACGTGGACGGGCCGATACGCCTTGCTGTTTACACTCGCGAGGAGTTGGAGAGCTTCTACGGGTGGCTGTTGACCCGCGTAGAGGCAGCACAGGCCCCCGGCTCAAAGCCGCGCGTAGCAGGCGAGCACTGTCGGTTCTGTCCTGAGCTAGCGATCTGTCCTGCAGTAGCGGCACTGGCCGACAAGGCAGCGGCTACCGACTTCACCGAGATGGACGACGGCGAGGCGCTAGCCGAAGCTATGACCCTCACCCCGATCGTGACGGCGTGGGTAAAGGCAGTCCGTCAAGAAACGCTTGACCGTCTCATGGGCGACATCGAGGTCCCAGGGTGGAAGCTGGTCCACGGACGCGGCACACGCAACTGGATCGTCGAGGCGGCCGAGCTCCTCAAGCTTGCTCGCAAGGTCGGGCTGCTCAAGAGACTCTGCTACTCAGAGCCCAAGCTACTGTCGCCCTACGCGATCGAGCAGGCAGCGGCGAAGAAGGGGAAGCTGACCGGCAGGCAGGCCAAGATCTACTTCGGCGACCTCTGGGAGAGCACCCCAGGCGGTCCGGCCATCGCGCCAGAGAACGACCCGCGTGACACGTACCGACGCTCCCCCGAGGATGACTTCGACGCACAATAATGATACACGAATGGAGGTTCCTTCGGTCAGGCAAGCGCGGTCCCGAGGCCGTCTTGTCGGGTTGGGGGGTGGCCCGCCATTCATGGGTAGTCCGTTACCACGGGAAGCCGAAGCCTGTCAAAGAGCCGCGACGACCGTGGTGACGTGATGCCCATTCTCAAGTCGCCGTCGTAAGACGTTAACCAGCAAGGAGAGAGGCGACCATGGCTAAAGGCGATAAGCTCATCACACCCCCGTTCAGGGTGTCCTTCCCAGCGATCTGGGAGCCGCGCGGGTTCGACGATCAGAAGCCGAAATATTCGGTATCTGCCATTTTCGATCCGTCCACGTTCACCAAAGCCGATCACGCCGCGTTCGCCCGCATGGTGGAGCTCGCGGAAGAGACGGCCCAGGCAAAGTTCAGCAAGCCGCACACCCACGCCATGCTGAAGAATCCCTTCCGGGACGGCGCCGAGAAGGCTCACCTCGAGGGTTACGGTGAGGGTCTGATCTTCTGTACCCTCTCCACCAAGATGAAGCCGGGCGTCGTCGGTCGCGACTCCAAGCCGCTCATGGATGAGTCCGAGCTCTACGCTGGGTGCTATGCCCGGGCGACGATCACGTGCTACCCCTACGACAATGTGGGTAAGGGCGTCGCGTTCGGCCTGCACAACCTGCAGAAACTCGGTGACGGCGAGAACCTCACCGGGCGGATGAAGGCGGAGGACGACTTCGGCGACGAGGCTCCCGAGTGGGAGGACGTCGATCCGACTGGCGACGACGCGGACGACGCGTTGCTCGACTGACCCTAGGTAGGCAGGGCGCGGAGGCGCTCAAGGTCGGTGTTTGTTACGCACCTTCCCCGACCTCATCCCAGTCCTCCGCGTCCTCGCCCTAGAGTTCATCATGATCTACCTAGATTTTGAGTCGAGGTCCAGAGCCAATCTGCCGAAGTGTGGTGCATCAGCTTATGCAATGGATCCGTCCACGCAGGTGCTGTGTGCTTTCTGGGCAATAGACAATGGGCCGGTCAAAGGCTGGCATCGAGCTCACCCGCACATAGCTGAGAGTCCACCACCAGAGGAATTCCTAGATGCCGTATCTGATGGGCATCGAGTAGAAGCCCACAACGCCGGCTTCGAGAGGGCGATCGTACTCCACTCGTGGCATCGCGAATATCGCTGGGCGGCAGATCTCGCGAGTCAGCTGCGCAACCCCGAGCGATGGCGGTGCTCAGCCGCAAGGGCCGCCTCCTTCGGGTTGCCGAGGTCCCTTGATGGTGCGGCTATGGCCCTTCGTCTGACCGAGCGCAAAGACCCCGAGGGGAAGCTGCTGATCCACCTCCTCTGCAAACCACAGAAGGATGGTAGTTGGGCTGAAGATCCAGATCCTCTAGAGTACCTGTGGGACTACTGTGCCCAAGATGTCGTGACTGAGCGAGCCGTCTCGCAAGCGCTAATCCCGCTCATAGACGACGAGCAGCGACTGTGGGAGGCTGACTGCCGCATGAACGAGAGGGGCTTCTCGCTGGACGCCCGTTTTGCTCGTGAGGCGTTGAGCCTCGTAGACGAGGAGAAGGCAGAGCTGAATGCGGAACTATACGAGTTGACGCTCCACCACGTCGAGCGGGGTACGCAGCGGGCCCGCTTCATTAAGTGGGCCGATTACATGGGTGTTCACCTCTCGAACACCAAGAAGGAAACGGTGACGGAGTTGTTAGAGTCGGGCGACCGTTTACCCAAAGCGGTGAGGCGTGGCCTCGAGATCTTGCGGACCGTGAACATGACAAGCGTGACCAAGTTCAAGACCGCACTGGTCTCGGTGTGCGACGACGGCAGGTTGCGGGACACTCAGATGTTCCACGGAGCTAATACCGGTAGGTGGACAGGCAAGGGGATACAGCCTCACAACTTGCCCAGGGGCGTGTCGCCAGTTGGCTGTGAGGAGATGGCCTTGGATGCTAGTCTCGACCTCGAGGATTTCCGCCTTCTCCATGGGTCGCCGACCGAGAAGTTGTCCGCCGCTATACGCGGGTTGTTCGTTGCTTCTAAGGGCTTGCATCTGTTCGTCGCCGACTACAGTGCAATCGAGGCTAGGGTGCTCTGCTGGCTAGCAGGTCAGGAGGACGCTGTCGAGCTCTTTCGCCGGGGGGACGACGTCTACATGGACATGGCCGCCTCGGTCTATGCTTGTGAGCTTCGCGACGTAGACTCCGACAAGCGCTTCGTCGGCAAGCAGGCTGTCCTCGGTCTCGGATACGGTATGGGCGCGACCAAGTTCAGCGACAACGTGAGGATGCTAGGCCTACGCTTCGGCTTCAAGGCCGACATGCCACTCGGCTTCTACAAGTCTGTCGTTGACGTGTACCGCCGGGAGAAGTACCAGCAGGTCGCCGAGTTCTGGGGCGTGCTCGAGCGGGCCGCGATCGCAGCCGTGAGGGAGGGTGGGATGCACCTAGCAGGGGACAAGCTAGCGCTCGCTATGCGCGGCAGGTTCCTCCGCATCAGACTGCCTAGCGGCAGGATGCTGTCCTACGCCGAACCTATGCTCGCTCTCCGCACCCTGTGGTACTTTTCAGCTGTCAACTCCGAGCAAGAGAAGGTCTCATTACCTGTCCGCACGAAGCGGGGTGAGGCTGTGCCCTGGGTACGAGCCAAGAAGACGGCAGAGGAAAGAGGTTGGACCTTACTGCGTGATGAGCCGAGTGACCGTGACGGTGAGGAGCTAACCTACATGACGGCCCGAGGTATGGGAGCCTGGATCCGGGAGGGCACCTATGGCGGGAAGCTCGCGGAGAATGTCACACAAGCGGTAGCCCGGGACGTACTCGCCGGCGCGATCTTGAGGGCTGACGCGGACTACGAGTTTCACAAGGTCCTCCTAACCGTGCACGACGAGATCATCTGTGAGGCCCCTCCCAATACCAACATAGCTAGGTTTGCGCGCCTGGTCGGCGAGCCGCCTGAGTGGGCTCCTGACCTGCCCGTAGACGTGGAGCCCTGGCACGGACCGAGGTACGGCAAAGCATGAAGAGTAAGAGACCGGTTCTCTCTATAATCCTGAGAGATCAGAGGGGTAGGCTAGTCTGTAGGATACCGTGCGACAGTCAGGGGTCCTTGGACTTGATGAAGGAGAAGTGTGAATATAAGGGACGCAAGTATAAGTACGTCGGCTTCCATGAGAACGCCGCCACCTTCATAGAGATCGATGAAGCCTGAGCTCTGGGGTCACCAGCGGAACGAGCTGGACAACTATTACGACGACCCGTCCCGCGGTCTGCTCTGGTCGATGCGCTCGGGCAAGTCGAGGGTAATCATCGAGAGCGCCTGCCGACTCCACCGTGAGGGTCGAATAACAGGCCTACTCGCGACGGCGCCGAACGGCGTGCACGCGCAGTGGATCAGTCGTCAGTTCCCCCTCTGGGCCACGGGACCGATCGGTGAGATGCTGGCATGGCGCTCGTCCTCCACTTCGCCGGCTGACGTCGACCGGTTCTTGAAGGATCCAGAGGGACTCCACGTGTTGACCGTCAACGTGGAGGCACTCCAGATCAAACGCGTCCAGGACATCATCCGTAGGTTCCTCAAGTTACATGGTGGTGGTGATACCGTCATGGCCGTGTTCGACGAGAGTCACGACTTTAGATCGCCCGGCGCGAGGCGCACGAGGCTGGCCCGGGGTTTGGCTAGGCGTTGCAAGTTCCGGAGGATCCTGACCGGCACCGCCTCGGATAACAGCCCGCTCCACCTCTTCTCGCAGTTCGAGCTGCTCCAGCCGTGTGCCCTAGGCCACAGGACTTACTCCTCCTTCAAGGCGCACCATGCCGAGTACAGGGAGCAGAGGAGAGCGGACGGCCGGTCCTACCCTCAACTTACCGGATACAGGAATCTCGAGGAGCTCCGGGACTGGGCATCCCTGTGGGCCTCGGTCGTCACGCGTGCTCAGGCAGATGTCCCTGAGGTACTACTGACCGAGCGCGTCGTGCAGCTCAGCTCCCCACAGCGACGTGCTTATGACGATCTAGCACGTGACGCTTTGCGGATTGATGCCGAGGGGGAAGGGGAGATCGAGGTACGTAAGCATCTCATGAAGATGCAGCAGGTGCTCGGCGGTTTCGTCCACTTCAATGATACTTATGGCAACCACGTCCATGCTATCAAGGGACCTATACCTCGGATCAAAGCAATGGTCGAAGAGGTGCTTGGCTCTGAGCCACTCCGCGTGATTGTTTGGTGCCGTTTCAGGGAGGACATACGCTTGTGCTGCCTCGCCCTGCGCGAGGCCGAGGTGAGGGTGGTCGAGTATCACGGGGGTGTATCAGACGATGACAAGGAGGCTGCGATCGCCGCGCTCCAGGATGGTCCCGCCCCGATCGTCTTCGTCGGCCAGCCGCAGGCTGCGGGACAGGGTCTCGACCTGTCAGCGGCCTCGACGGTGATCTGGTACAGCCACGTCTACGGCGACGCGATCGTAAGGGAGCAGGCCTCGGCCCGCGCCTCCGTCAAGGGTGGCGACCGCGTCGTGATGGTCGACCTGGTCGCCGAGGACACGCTGGATATCGGTATGCTCGAGGCGCTCCACGACAAGGCCGAGCTGGGTGACAGACTTACCGGCAACGGCCTAGCCGAGTTGCTGGCGGGAGGTTCACCAGCACTTGTAGACGCTGGCCCTTCTCGGATACCTGTGAATGAGTTCTCACAGTATGATTCTTCCATCGAATCTACCGGGTTACAAGAACCCACCCCACGCATAGCTGAGGAGATAGACATGGCACAGCGTAAGGCAGCGACCAAGAAACCCGTCGCCAAGAAGAAGGCGACCAAGAAAACCCCGGCGAAGCCCAAGGGTCCGACCATCAGCGACACCGCCCGCAAGGCCATCAAGGCCGGCGCGACCAACGCGGAGGCACTCGCCACCGTCAAGGCCGCCCACCCCGACGCGAAGACCACCATGGCCAGCGTCGCCTGGTACCGCAACGACATGCGCAAGGCCGGTCAGAAGGTGAAGACCTCCCGCGAGATCAGCGCCGCACGCCGCGCCAAGGAGAAGAAAGCCAAGGCCGCTGAGGACAAGAAGTCCTGACCGTCCCAGCGTCAGGGGATCCGAGCCGCGGCGGCAAGAGCCGTCGCGGCGTCGTCCCTTCTAGTGATACTGAGGAGGGTTGGAGATGGCTAGGGATCTACTCGCCGCGCCATGCACATGGTGCGAGTACAACGGTGAAGGATACTGGCAAAGGGAAACGCACGCAGAGTTCTGTCCATGGTATCTCATAGCTGGGCTCGAGCCTCGGCTCCACTTCCTGCGCTCCTTTGGCAGGACGCAGAGTGTGCTGGATGGCATGCTGGTCGACGTCGATAGGTTCCACCGAGAGGTACTCGAATTCACTCCACCCGATAAGCCGACCCTGCTCAGTGAAGATACTGAGCGAGACCTGCGGACTTGCCTCGACGAGGAGCTGGCCGAGTATGACGAGGCGACAGCGATAGACGACAAGGCAGATGCGCTAGTCGACCTTGTCTACTTCGCCCTCGGTGGCCTGCTCAAGATGGGCGTCGCCCCCGGTGCCGTGTTCGCTCAGGTCCACGAGGCGAACATGCGGAAGAGGCGGGGCACCAATGACACGAGGCCAAAGCAGCATGTAGACGCGGTCAAGCCGAAGGGCTGGACTCCGCCGATGATTGACGCCCTCCTGAGAGCCTCCCCTTTAGACGTGCTGCTTGCCACCCATATGTCCCCCCTGTTCGGTGTTTGTGCCGCGGTCAGGAAGGAACGAGGTGACCAGTACAATCAGGCCGGCGTCGACCTAGGGGACTACTTCCCATTCGACCACGTCAGCCACGCGCAGATGGTCCACGTGAAGGGGACGCGTCTCCGCGCCGAGGTTCAGGGGTCTAACTTCAATCCCGAGTTCTCTGCGCTACGCGAGCACCTGAGGGACCTCGTCAACTACGCCTGCTTTTGGTACGAGTTCGCGCTCGAGCAGGAGGACGACAAGGCTACTGCTCTACGCCTTCCCCGATTCTCGACACGGCAATCCTTGGAGGGAAGTGAGTGACGATCTACAAGGGCTTTGCTGCCCAGTATACCGACCTACTACAAGGGCTCCTCGACCCGTCCGCCTTCCGCGAGACGAACGAGAGAACGGGGGTTGGCGTCTCCTTCATGCCACAGGGGTGGAGCCTCACCGTCAACGTAGGGCGTGGGCTCCCACTCATCAACCTCCGCAAGACGTACCCCCGCACCGCCGCGGCAGAGGTCGAGTGGTTCGTCTCCGGGGAGAGGTCGCTCGACATCCTACATAGACACAGCGTCCACATGTGGGATGACTTCGCTTATAGAACTACTCGCCCACCTGGCATGGCGGTCGGGACGGCTTACGGCTACCGGTGGCGGAAGCACTTCGGCCGTGACCAGCTGAGGGAGGCGGTCAGCACCTTGATCGAGGATCCTACTAGCCGGCGGGTGGTCGTGACCGCTTGGGACCCGAGCGAGGATGGGATGCGATCAACGCAGGTAGCCACCCCGTGTCCGTTCGGTTTCAGCCTGTCGACATCGCGGATGCCTCCGAACAAACCTCGACCGCAAGACAGCCACCCAGTAGACGCAATGAGGTATGCAACAGAATCCTCAAGGCGCATGCTCAACTCCTCCCTGTGGATCCGGTCGAGCGACGTGTTCGTCGGCTTGCCCTACGACGTGATGGGTCACGCTGTGCTAATGGGTATCCTCGCGGCCGAGCTCGGCATGCAACCCGGCTGGCTACACGTGTCGCTCGCCCACCCGCATCTATACGATGTCCACAGAGAGATGGCACGGGAAGGCCTCGAGCACATCACACTGAGGAGGATGATGGCACCACATATCGTCGTACCTCACGTGACCCTGAGCGAGGTCGAGGAGATGCCGGGTATCCTGGTCGCGACGTACGAGACAGCGCAGAGCCTGACAGACTGGCCGCTCTTCAACCCGAGGCCGGAGGTGGTGAAGTGATGACAAACAAATGGGACGAGAGGTTCTGTGGACTCGCTGCTCAAGTCGCCGTCTGGTCTAAGGATCCAGAAAGGAAAGTCGGCGCCGTGATCGTCAACCCCGACCGGCGGGTGGTCGGGGTCGGCTACAACGGCTTCCCTCGTGACGTGTCCGACACGGCTGAGAGGCTGAACAACGTCGAGGAGCGACGACTCATGTCGGTCCACGCCGAGACGAATGCCGTCCTAAACGCTTGGTCCATGCGGGGTTCGACGCTCTACTCCACCTCCTTCCCGTGCGCTGGCTGTGCCGGGATTATCATCCAGGCTGGGATATCCAGGGTGGTCGCTCCACTACCAGAGAAGGACAGTAGTTGGGCTACTTCATGGGACATGGCTTTGGCCATGTTCAAAGAAGCCGAGGTGAATACTTACCTATATAGAATTCGATGAAGACTAGGGAGAGATCTCTCTGGCGGTGGCTCGCGAAGGCGCGTGCGGACGGGTGTCACCTCGAACGGATAGAGAACGTTCTCTCCAGGTCCACGCCCGACGTTGAGGCCTCCGCGGGTGTAGGGGGATTCTGGGTCGAGCTGAAGTCGGCCGAGAGACCGGCCCGTCGGACAACCCTGATCCGCGTCAAGTTCCAACACGGTCAGTCCCGCTGGCTCGAGCGGAGGTGGAACTTCGACCGCTGCGCCTGGCTGCTGATCCAGGTCGGACCGGCGAGGTACATGATCCCCGGGGTGCACGCCCCGGCAGTGGAGCGGGGTATGACCGAGGACGATCTCGCGATGCACTCAATAGTCCGCGGAGACAGGTCGCCGGACGAGATCCTGACGGCCGCCTCGAACATCATATGGGGAGGAGACAATGAAGAAGAGTAGAGCGGAGTGGAGACGCCGACAGGATGTCCGAGATCTTCTGCCTCTCTGCCGAGAGGAAAGGATCACAGCAGGCCACTGCATATTCCTGGTCTTCATCGTCGTCCTGCTGATTGCTGCCGTGGTCTACTGGGGTCCTGAGATAGACGCCCTTTTTGACTAGGGGGCTCTTATTAATGTTTCGCTAATGCTGGCTTGAGGGGTACCCTTCCCTTACAGTATCCTTTATGATCCTCGTATGCTTATCACATCAACCAACGAGGCGATCATGAACAAGCGCGACGCACAGAGCCACGTCGACGGCAACCGGAAAGCAGCTGAGGTCGCACGCAAGGCAGGACATGCTGGTACCGCGAACTTCCGCGAACGCCTTGCCAATGCGATTGAACGTGAGCACAACCTGAAGGGAACCAAGTAGATGCTTTGGTACCTGAGCCGGCACAACCAACCAGAGACGGATGCTGAAGGGACTACAGTGTTCTACGGTCCCTTTGAAGAGACCCAGGCTTGCACCGTTCCTGAAGATCTCCTTGCCACCATGTATGCGCACCGCATCAAGTACGGCTACGTGGTTCCTGGCGAGTTCACTGACTGGTCGGTTCAAGGCTTTGGTGCCAACGAGTTGGATTGCTACGACGTAGAGATCCGTGATCCTGAGATGATTGAAGAGAAGGAAGAACTTCGCAGGATCGGCGAGCTTGGTGAGAACAGTCTTTGGAATCTATTCTGCAACCGCTCAAGGGACTAAGAACAATGACTAACGCAACAGATGCACAGCGCGACGCACTGAACGACATTAACCGCCGCCAACGGACACACCACGAGATGAACGTCAACACGATGCAGGCGCTCATCACCCGTAAGTGGGCTACCACGAAAGATGGCGTGGGCCACTACACTGGTTCACAGGTTTACGCGATCACCAACCTGGGTCGCAACGCGGCGGGCATCGAGATTCCTCCTCCCACGCCCCAAGAGAAGTTCAACACCATGTTCTCTCACATGGCGATGGATCTTCAGATGAAAGCGTGGGACCTTGACTCCGCCAACAAGGATGTCCTCTCCGCTGCCAAGTGGGCCAAGGACGACATGGACCGCATCATCAGTCACGTTAGCAGGAACTACAACACCAGCGACTCCATCACTATGGGCAGCCTCAATGACGCCCTCAAGGCTCGCCAAGCAGCAGTCATGGCAGCAAGCAAGGTGCTTGGCTCTTGGGATCACGACGTGGCCCGTATGGCCTCCAAGAATGCTGATGAGTTCAAGCAGTGGATGAAGTGTTACGGCATGTGCTTCCGCGCCCTCCACGTTGGCGCGAAGACTTCCGCTAGCTAACTCAATCAACTTACCTCCCCACAACCGAGTAGGAGTTAGGGATGGCTACTATCAAGGAACTGATCCAGGAACACAACGAGCTGGCCACGATCGTGGATGCTCAGCCTTTCAAGTCGGCCCCTAAGGGCGGCAAGAAGGGACTGCTGATTCGGATCGCAGCCCTCAAGCGTGAGCAGCACTCTCAGGAGACCGGCGAGAAGCTGACGATCCGTCAGATCGCGGAGGACGCGCTGGTCGTGGTCGTGGGCAAGGACGAGCACGGCAACGAGCTGGGTCACCCGTACGAGGACATCATCACGATCGTCCGCGGGTTCTTCCCGGAGGCCGAGACGACCGCCCGCTCCCTCGCGTGGTACGCGTCCAAGATGCGGTGCGCCGACATCCACGTCCCTTACCGCCCGCGTGCACGGAGGTCCTAAGTGAGCGATCGGGAAGAACTACGGTGGAGCGATCACTTCGACAATGACCGCGAGGCCGGTGGCTCTGGTGGCTCTGGTGGTTCTGGCGGGTGGCTCTGCGAGTGCGGCTCCGCGAACAAGCCCGCAGAAACCGTCTGCGTACGATGCGACAAGCCCCAGAAGGGGGGACTTCCCAAAGACTTCCGGTTCACACACTTCCTACACGGGGGCAAGCCTAGTGGCAAAGAAGATCGGTGACGTCGCAAGGGAAGCGCTCGAGGCCGGAGCCTCCGACGAGGAGGCTCTTGCCGCGGTCCTCGAGGAATTCCCGGAGGCGAAGACTAAGGTCGCCTCCATCAAGTGGTATCGGAGCCAACTCCGCCGGGAGGTGAAGGAGGGGAAGAGGGAGGCTGGCGGTGAGGGCGCGTCCAAGAGGAGGTCCGTGGACCTGTCGCGGCGGCATGAAGGGATGACCCCCGAGCTCGCAGCGAAACTCCGTGAGAATGCAACCAAGCGTCGCGACGAGAAGCATGCCAAACTCTTAGCAGATCAAGAGGAGCGGATCAAGGCGAGAGGAGTGATACCGGACCGGGCCAACATGATCCGGTCGGCCGCCCTCCGCTACAAGAAGGAGCACGGATTCTGGCCGGCTCCGTCGGACCTGAACCTACTAGGAGGATGAGATGAACGCGCTGAGAATGATGGGGGATGTGGATCGCCGCGGGATGTACAAGCGTCCCACCCTTCCCTTGGGGGAAGTGGTCTCGCTGATGGTGGAGGAACTCCGCGGGTTGAGCGACTGTCCGGAGTTCCGAGAGACGAAAATCTACGTACCGAAACGCGTAGAAGATCGCGTGACGTCTAGCTCGGAGAAGATCTGAATCCCCGAAGACTGTTCTGCAGTAAACCTATAGGGCCACGTCTTACGGGGACTCCGTGATCGTACCCAGAAGACGCCCGGAACTGGGCGCATATAAGTAGCAGGGCCTAGAAGCCGGCAGTCCACAGGGGTTGTTTACGGCGACCAGGGAGTGCTATTGCTTCAAGAGCTGTATCAGACCAGCGACGGTGCACGCCCCGCCCACGGCCCGGTGATACCAGAGCTCGGCCTGTCGGAGGGCTGAGTTGGCCCTGTGCCCGCGGAGCTCATCCTCAGCGAAGGCGAGGGTATCTCGTAGGTTCGTCACCTCGTCTAGGAGGTCGGCTCTGTCAGCCTCGACCGTCTGCAGAGAGATCAGCAGCCGGTCCAGCGCCTCGGCCCGCAGTAGGTAGGCGACGTCTCCGCCGTCCTTGGCGGGGTCGAAGGCCGACAGGATTAGTGCAGCCATCCCACTCTGTAGGTCGACGTCAGTTAGCTCCAGCTCGAAGTAGTCTCGCCCGAGCTCAAGGGTCGTCTGTCCCGCCGGGTAGATTCCTGAGGCGACGACGACGCTCGTCACGAGAAAGAGACCCATCAGGAATGATCCGATCGACACGGCGCTTGCGTGCCTCGTCAGCTCTTTCGATCGCACGTTTTCTCCCCTTCGATGCTGCGCCGCCCTTGATCCCGTAGGAGACCAAGAGCGACGCGATCACACCGATAAGAACCAACAAGCCAGCAGCGAAGATTGCCCCTTGGTTCTCCATCGACCTTATTTTGGCGGCGACGCGTTGATCTTGCGGACTGCGTTGCCGCCGACGGACTTCAGCCCTTCGATGAGTCCGATGCCGGCAGCGAGAGACGCGAACGCATTACCTCCGTCAGGTACAGGTACTCCGATCTGTCTGGCGAGTTCAACGGCTGCCGCTAGGACAACACCCATCGCGATCGTGATGATCGGGCTGGCGAACGACTTGCTGAAATTCCGCAGAAGAGTGATGACCAGTGGGAGCGCGATCATCAGGTAAGGGTTGATCTGCAGAGCGCTGAGGCCTGCGCCTGCCGCTTCTGTGGCCACCTCGACGGCGGCCTCAGCAGCAGGAACGTCTTGAGCCAGGCCGACCCCGATGGGGACCAGCAGGATCAGGACGACGACGAACATGCGAAGCAGTAACTTCACGACTACACCTCCTTGGGAGTGACCGTTAAGCCACAAGGGAAGAAGCGACATTGGTCAGTCGCTTCTGGATCCGCCCGAACGGCGGAGCGCTACCTGACACATAGCCAGGACGCTGGAGATCTGGATTCCGAGCACTCGATATATCGAAGGCGGACCAACCGGTAGTCAGCAAGTAGAGCAACCCCGGTCGGCCATCCGCGTGCGCTTGGGAAAGGGCATTGCCAAAGTACGCCGCCTCGGCTCCCTCAGCGGCCCTCTGAGAGCCCGCGTTGTCACCCCTACCTGATAACCCTGCTAGGCGTAGCCGCACTCCTCTGGCGACCTTGTAGCGCCTCGTGGAGTGTCCCCAGCCATCGAAGACTAACCACTCGGAACCGGCCGGGACTGACTCGCCGGGGTTGACGTGGATCTCATCAATGCCAGCTCGGAGCACTCCAGGCGTGGCCGCCTGGATCGCGTCGGTGAACTGGTTCGACGGGCGCTCGAGCGGTCCGCCGTAGGGCTCTGTCCCGTCGACGAAGATCGCATCGGGATAACGCTCCACAATCGGAACCCACAGATCGATCCAGGCGTCGCGCACCCGTGGGTCTTGGCCAGGAAACCAAGTCGTGAACCACTCGCGCCAGAGTGTACGCACGCCGGCGATCTTGATGGCCGGGATGAACGGCTCGAGGCCCTCGCGCTCGCGAGCGTATTGACGTCGGCCATCAGGGAACATGGGTCCGTAGATCACCGCCTTCGCGCCGGCGGTTTCGATCGTCTCGACCAGGTTGTCGAGAGTCGGCAGGGCCCACCGCTTCAGCCTCGTGAAGTCATTCACCTTCCAGATGGTCGGCCGGCGGCGAAGCGCTTTTGGCTGGATCGGCGGGACCTCGACGACACTGAAGGGCGCGAGGTTGAATCCGATCGCGGTCGCGCCGTTATCGAGTATCGATGCTAGGAGCTCCATCTGCATCTTGGGGCGGTATGCGGTCAGCTCTTGGATGTAGGGTCCTTGAAGTATCATGATGCGTTAACCGCCATGCGGATCTCCCGCAGCTGGTTGAGGATTTCCTGGTAACGCTTGGACTCCACATCCAGGTGGTCATTGAGCCGGAGATTGAGAGAGCCCACCGCCGCCTCATTCAGAGCAGCCTGCTGCCCATTCATGATGACCGCTTCCTGTATCCGCGTCTCCCCCCAGACACGGCCCACGAGCAGCATCAGCGCGGCGACTGCTATCGAGAGGAGAACCTTCGACCAGTCCCGCGATTTGAAATCTGTCATCTTGCCCACGATCGTCCCTGTTTTATATGGTGAATAAGTACTCGTCGCCGGGGTAGATGCCAGCGATGTCGTCGAATGTGGCCTGTGTCACGTCCGTGCTGTTGGTCACGACGATGTCCGTCCAGCCCGCGAACGGCACCACCTCCGTCGCGCCACCGGCCATCGAGGCATCTATGGTCGCGACCCCACTCGACTCGGTCGCCTCCGCCACGACGACGCCTGCGGAGTCGCGGATCTTCGCCTTGAACCCGGTCGGCAAGTCGCGTACGACGACGTCCTTCGACCGGCAGACCATGTAGTCGTCCCACTCGCATGAGACACTTATGCCGGTACCTGCATGGACGCCACCGCGGCCCGTACCGGTGAAGCCACCGTGCGTGCCGGTGACGGTCGCGATCGGGCCGCCCGTGCGTTTCTGTATCCAACCGTCCTGGACGGAATCCTTGACGTAGAACTGTACGTCCCACTCGTCGTTGTCGTTGATCGTGATGGCACCAGATGAGTTGACCAGTGTGACGAAGGCACCCCCATTCCAGTACCAGATCCGGAGCCGATCCTGGAAGGTGCCGAGCTGGAGCAAGTAGCCGCCGCTCCCGTCGGACCACTTACCGAGTAATCCGACAGGCACGCTATCGTCACCGGAGCGCGCGAAGGCTTGTACGAACATCTCGTCGAGCCCGTCAGAGGGGATCAAAGTTGTTTGCATCTCTGCGCCCGTCGGTGTGTCCTGTAATTCGTTGGACGCAATCAGCGGGGCGGCTCCTCTGTGGACCGTCCAGTCGGCGCCAATTGCGCCATCGGCGCGGTCGAAGTTGTCCGACGCGAACAGGCCCTCAACGACGCGGCTGAGGCCAAGCTCTACCATGCGCTCCGTGTACTCGAGCCAGCAGTCACCCACCTCGACGTCGCCCACGGTATCACCCGCCACGGCGACGTTGCGCGATAGGAGGATGATGACCTTGTCCCCGGCGACGCCGCCGTCGAAGTTGGCGAGGTTGACGACGAAGGTCCCCTGATCGTCGATCGTACCCGGCACTACCACGACGCCCTCGTTGTCGGTGTCGTAATCGTCGGCAGCCGTCGGGTCCCCGTCCGACGTGGCCATGACGGCGACCGTGATCCCTAACGATCCGGTGGCGGCCGTCGCTCGGAAGACCCCCTTCAGCCTCAGCACGGGGTCGCCGTCGAAGTCGATCGGCAGCACGAAGCTCCAGGAGGCGAACTCCTCGGTGGTGTCGTCGAAGGCCAGGACGCGTGGCCAGCCTGCAGCGCTCGTGATGACCGCCGGCACGTTCGCCTCGAGCAGCTCGGCCGCGGCGATCGTGAGCGGGATCGTCCGGATAGGTGTGGGGAGGGGCACCCACTTCATGAGTCCGGGCTCGTTTATGTCTGGTACGAGACGCGAGTCGCCGAAGACGGGCGGTGCCAACAGACCCAGTGTCTCGACGCCTGTCGCCACTAGCAGGTTTCCAGGAGTGTACTCCTTGAACCCCGTCCCACCGAACACAACCCGTAGCGGGGCCTCGATTTCGTAGGGGACTATCCTGTCGAAGGCCGGTTTGCCGAATGTGACCTGGTGCTCGGCCGTGACCCCGTCGTGTTTCATCGCCACGCGGTTGCCGATGTAACTCCGCTCCGGGCCCCGGTTGCTGGAGGTGTCGTTGGCATAGGTGAAGGACTCGACGAAGCTTACGCCGTCGACCGGGTCTACCGTGAAAACGTGCGCCTCCTGCGTGTTAGGCGTCGTGCTCGCCGGCCGCTCGCGGAACGCGATCGCGCTGTCGGAAAAGAAGCACAGGGAGACACCCTTCATCATCGAGGTCGACAGGGCGAGGGTGTCCTCAACGTCGAGGGTCAGCGTGCCTCCGGCGACGTCGATCACCGCGTACCGGACATTGGAGGCGTCATCGCGCGCCACCATGAACAGGCGGGCGTCGTCCTCGTCGATGTCAAGGCTGACATAATTACCGGTTACCACTTGGGTGTCGGAGATCGAGGGCGCGGTCGGGTCGCTGATGTCGATCGAAACCACGTCGGATCCGGCGCCTGTCGCGTACAGGAATAGCCCGTCGGACGAGGGGACGCAGGAGTCGGCAGATGACAGCCCGGTGGCGAACTCGTTGTCCAGTACCGGGTTGGCCGGGTCACTCACGTCGAAGATGAAGATCGAGCCGCCGCCGGTCTCTGGCCAGTACACGTGATTGCCGACCCAGACGCCCTCGGTGTAGTCGTTGTTATCGGCTATGCCGGTGAAGGACACACTCCCGAGGAACCCGGTGAGGAGGCTCACGACGAGGAAGATCGGGTTTGCGCCATCACGCTCTATGAGACAGGCCGTCGTATTGTCCGGCTTGACGATGATGGATTTCTTGAAACTCGACGCGTTCAATTCATTCCAGGTAAATATGGTTGACGGCGAGGCCTCCGGCTTGTCGTCGGCGTCGATCGCATACATTTCCAGGTGGGACTTCCGCGGCGTGGCGACCGGCCCGCGACCTGCCTCTATCACGTGGCCGCCCTGACCGAAGCCCTGATGCGTGATGCTGATAGCAACCCCGCTGACACCCCCCGTCAGCGAGTCCGACAGGGCTCCTTGGAACCACTGAGCGGGGATTTCCACAGGGTCGTGGATGAGAACGCCAGGCGTAGGCAGAACGCGAACAAGCCCAGGCGTCGCCTCGATCTGCATGGGTATGGTCCTGGGCGGGAGCTTGCGGCGGTACTCACTCTGCCAGGAGCCGTCGAGGAACCCGTCGACCGCCGTGATGGTGTGCCAGAGCTCACGCACCCCGGGGGAGACAGCGGTCTCGACATTCATGATGAAGAAGGTCTCCTCATCGATGCCGAGGTTCGGCAGGTCGACGGTCACCTGCTGGCCGATGTCGAAGCCCGAGACGCGGGTCATGGCCGTGAACCTCTGGCGGATCTGCTTCCGCTGCAGGAGGATGCCCTCAGCCTTGACCTCTGCCTGGTTAGCTGACAAGATCTCAGAGTCTTCTACGACGTCGTGGTAGATACCCGAGCCGCCCTCGACCGCCGCCCGCGCCGCAATCTCGGTGGCGTCGCGGGCCGTGAAGAGGATGGGCAGCTCGTGGTTGCCGCCGACCACGGTGATGGTGTTGGCGTACCCGGTGCGATCGGGCTGGATGGTCGGCTTTGGTCTGTTCAGTTCGACGTTCCGGGCGTTGAGTTCGGCGGGCGCCGCCGTCGCGCTCTGAACGTCGATGGTTAGGACCTTCGACGGCGACACGAGCCAGCTGCGTCCGTCGCTCTCGAGGGCGCAGAGGATGTCGAGCGCCTCCGCCACCGTCTCGCCGTTGAACGTGACTGTCTGGACGGAGCCGGCGAGCACCGACAGCGTGATGCCCTCGCCATCGAGGAAGTCCGTGTTGATGTCGGTGACGATATCCGCGAAGGTGATAGCCGTGTAGACTCTCCAGATCCTGCGCTTGTTCAGCCGCAGCTCCCAGGAGGCGACGTCGATCTGGTAGAATGTCAGCTGCTTCGCGGAGTCGGGCCCTCTGAAGTTGCGCGGCCTGCCGTTGATTATGCCGCCGAACCTGTCGACGCCGTCCTCCTTGATTAGGACCTCCATGCCGTCGGTGGGCACGAAGCCGTCGGGAGTATCCGCGAGCACGAATCCCGCGTTGCCCTGACTGTTGATGTCTCGGCTGTACGATAGGCGGTTGTCGCGGTCGATTAGCTTTGACCGGTCGACGCTGTCAATGGTGACGGTGATGTCGGCCATCAGGCTAACCCCAACTTACGCAGAATCTCTGGCGTCAACTTCACCACCTTTCGCGTGATCATCTCACCGTCGAGTTCGAGATTCAGGACGATCGACCCGCCGCCGAAACCCCGGCCAGCCGCCTGGGTAAAGCCAGAGGAAGAGGTGGACGTAGACTGTAGTCTGTTCGCCCCGAGACTGCGCATCAGGCGCTCGACGCCGCTACCCTCCTGCTGCCATATTTGACCCGTACCAACTGCGGCCTGCTGGTGACTTTCGCCGAGCTGATCGGCTGCCTCCGAGCCGCGTCGCTCGATGTCGAGTATGGAGGAGCCGCCAACGGTTTGCCGCCGAGCTTCTTCCCAAGAAGTTATGGTGGTGCTCGCCGCGTTTGACCAGGCCCGCCCCGCCCGAGCCCCAGCCCTCTCAGCGGCCTCGGCCATCTTTCGCTGGTTGTCCCTGAACGATTTACGTTCATCGAGCATTATCTGTCGCGCTGCTAAGGAGGCGGCCCGGATCTCTTGCCGCCTCAGCTTCATTTGACCCTTAACCCATGCCGCCTTGTCCTTCTCACTTAGGCCTAGGTCATCGGCTTGCGTTCTGAACAGATCACGCTGGGTCCTGTTGAACGCCTTTTGATCCGCGGACTGCTTGGCAAGCATCGCCTCGAAGACTCGTGTGGCCTGCGCGCCCGACAGCCCCATCGCCTTTACGAGGTCCCACAGTTCCTGCTCAGACTTAGCCTTGAACTCCTCGAAGCTGACGCCCGCCTCTTCGGCCCACAGCCGCCACGCAGACTTGTTGTCCTCCACCGCGGCTTGTAGCCCGTCGAACGTGACGCCCAGGGACTCGAGCCAGTCGATGAGCTCCTGAGTACCTGCCACGCCCGAGGCCATCAGCGCTTCGATGACCGGTTGCAGGGCGATCGAGGCGGCCTCGGTGTCACCCAGCCGCGTGATGATGTCGCTCATGGCGGACTGGAAGTCCATCGCAGAACCGCCGGCCGCGTCGAACGACGGTATTAAGGCCAGCATCGAATCGGCCATCGAGGAGATCGCCTGTCCGAGCGAGATGAACCCCTCATCGACAGACGACAAGATCTCGTGGACACGCTTCACCCAGTCATTGAGCTGCGCCTCCGTGGTGATCGTCGCCTCCTCGATAGCCTCGGATAACAGGAGGCGGAAGGCGGCCGAGATATCCCCAACATTCTTGGCCAGGTCATCGATCGCCTTTGCCATTCCCTCTGACAAGGCCAGACCGAAGAACTCCGCGATATGGTCAACAGCGTTAGCCTTCTTAAAGAACCCTCGTATTAGACTTTCTAACGCGTCAATCAGCGGACCAGCAAGAGCGCCGAGTCCCGGTATTACTGCGTTGAACGCGGCGCCGAGTGTGCTCTTGAGCGCGCCCGTGATCGTACTCAGTGCGCCCTCGATACCGCCCGTAAACAGACTCCCCACCGCTGCGGTCAAACCGCCTACAAGCTGGTCCAGTCCGTCGGTCAGGGCGCCGGAGAAGGTGTCGAGGATGCCCCCTATCTTGGGGGCCTCGCTTTCCAGTCCGAAGAAGAAATCCGTAGTGGCGGCCCCGAGGTCGTTTACCGCGTCCTCAGTGTCACCGAGGCTGGACGTCCAGCCCTCTTGCCACTCCTCCATCCGCTCGGCCTGAAGGCGCTCTAGGGCCTCTTCGTACCTGCCGAGGGCCACCAGCGTATTCGTGTCGAGCTCGACGCCCTGGTCGATCAGCGCCTGGGCAATAAGGTCGAGTTGCTTGCGGACGTCTGGACCGAGTAGATCTAGATCTCCGTATTTCTCGACGAGCTCGTCGACCTTGTCCACCATCTGGGAGGTCGGTACGAGGCCCGTCTCGAAGGCTTTGGCGAGCTCGAGTACCTCGGTCTTAGCGTTAGCTACCGTGACGAACCCAAGCTTACTGATGAGCTGCTCAAGCTCATCTATTTCGGTAGCTGCTGATTCAGCAGAGTCAGCGACCTCGTCTAAGGCCGGTGCGAGTTCGTCCTCGGCTGCTGCTGCGGCAGCAAGCTCGGCTTCGGCCATCTCGCCGAGCTTCTCCCGCAGCGCATCGCCCTCGGCTGTACCCTCGGCAAACTCCGTGGAGAGCGCCTTCAGGATATCCTCGTAGCTCTCGCCGGCGGCGACGCCCTTAGATATCTCGGCGGTGATCGCGGGGAAGGACTGGCGGAAAGTATCGGCGAGCTCGTTGACCGCCGGTACATTATCCATGAGCGAGCCCCTGATATCCTCGAAGCTCTCTACTGTACCAGCGGCCCAGTTCTCAAGTAGACCACCCTCCTTCGAGACGAAGGAGGTTATCGCCAGGGCAGCAGCACCCAGAGCGAGGACGAGGCCGACCGGTCCGAGCAGGGAGGCCCCGATCGCCTTGATCATGGTGATAGTAGCCGCACCACCCACAGCGAGCGCAGCCCCAGGGGCGAGAGCTGCAGCGACCGCACCCGCGGCGGAGACGAGGCCACCCAGTATAAGGAGCACGGGGCCAGCAGCCGCGGCGACAGCGGCGAGCGCGACGACGACCGCCTGGATCGGGAAGGGCATCGCTGCGAAGCTCTCAGCGACAAAGGTCACTGCCGTTATGAGGCCGTTAAAGAGTGGCATAGCGGCGAGGAGGGAGTCAGCCAGCACACTGCCTAGGGTGATGGCCGCGTCAAACACACCGTCTTTCAATAGACCTATCTGGGCTGAGAACGACTTAAGCTGGTTTTCGGCGATCTCTTTGGTCGTGCCGCCAGCAGCCACCAATGCTGTTTGGTACTTGGTCACGGCGTCGGCCGTACCCAACAGCGGCAGGATCATGCCCTGCATCTTGGCTTTGAATCCGATCGCGTCTAGGGCGACGGTTCGCATCCTTGGACTCAGAGGAGCCATCACCTCTTCGATGTTCCGAAGGATATCAGGCAGCGGGAGCATCTGTTCGTTTGCGTCAAAAACAGAGATGCCCCACTCATCGAAAGCGCTGGCGTTCTTTACCGCCGAGACCGAGAGTAGCTTCAGGATACGAGCGAGATTTGAACCCGCGACCTGACCCTTGATACCTTGATCCGCGAAGGCTGCAAGTACCGCAACGCCGTCTTCCATCGGTACGTTGAATGCTCGCATTGCCGCAGCAGCTTCGTTAGTCAATGACTCCGAGAACTGTTGGACGGTAGCATTGGCGATCGTGTTGGCCTTGACCAATACGTCCGAGACGCGTACCATGTTCTCCATGTTCGCGACGGCGTCGTCGCGTACAGCCAGGCCGAGCGCCGACTGAGCGTCAGTCAGCAGGTCCGTCGCCGTCGCCATATCGAACATGCCCGCCTGGGCAAATGCGGCGACGGTCGGTAAAGCCGCTATAGAAGCTTCAGCTCCTAGCCCTGCTGAAGCCAGGAAGAAGTAGGACTCTGCCGCCTGTTTGGCGGAGAACACCGTCGTCTTGGCCATCTCCCGAGCGGCGGCAGACATCTCCTCGCTGAGGGCCTCAGACACGTTCCCCATAATAGCGAGGGACTTGTTCATCGACGAATCGAAGTCGGCGAAGGTCTTGATCGCAAGTCCGCCGATAGCGACGATGGGGAGCGTGACGGAAGCTGTGAGCGAGCTCCCTATATTAGAGAGCTGTCGCCCAGAGTTTTGCAGGCTTTTACCTAAGGCCTTCCATTGCCTCTCTGCTGTAACCGCCTGTTGTGTCCATTCCTTGGTCTTACGTTTACCGGCGTCGACATCTCTGTCGAATCGTCCCTTGTCTACAGTAAGATCAAGTACCGCCTCGCCTAGAGACTCACCCACCGGAGGGCTCCTCGACCCGCACTACTTCGACCCCGATCCCAAACGCAGCAATCTCCGAGGTCGCCTCTTCGAGAGTCGCGGCCTGAACCTCTGGCCGTGAACTTTGATGGCGACGTTTCCCACGTGCTTGGCGCTCCAAGTCGCGTAGGTGCTGCTTGCGCATGTGATCCCTCTTGAATACGCCTGCGGCTGCTCTGTCCGTCAGGGCGTTCAAACGTTCTTGCGCTTCCAGAGAGTTGACAAGGTCGACCCACTTAACGACCCTGCCCATGGGCATACCTTCCCAGGTCAGTCCCCCTCCTGGGTCTCCGAAGAATCGCTGGCATCGGGCACAGAGCTCAAGCCAGGTTCGCTCGCCCTCTGCATAATCCTCTCCTGCGTGGCGAGCTTGTTGAAAAAATTGTTGACCTTGAGGTAGCGACCAGGAGTGAGGGCGGCCGCGGCCTCGTCAGTCAGGTCAATCAGAATCATGTGCGCGGACTCGACGATAAGCGTCTGTAGCCCCTTGATCAACTTGGCCTGGTTCTCTCCAGGCTGAGCTGCTTCGGCAGCACGATCCATCAGCGTTTGACCGATGGAGATCTGGCGGCCGAACTGCTTGAAGGTGAGTTCCTCCGCAAGCCTCATCTTGAATTCGCCCTCGGGCAACTTCACGGTGGGGCGCTCTGGCTCGCCCGTAAGGTCCAGTACTTGTAGCTCTTTCTCGGCCATGAGTTTATCCTCTACGCCTTGTGCTCGACATACTCGATGCCGAACTGTTTGAGTTTCCTTACGAGGACGGCCCGTTGCCGGGCCGCCTCCCTAAGTTCGGACCGTTCCTCTCGGATCACCTTCTTATGTTCGGCGATCTGATTGTCTAGTTGGGCAAGTTGCCTATGCGATGGCGACGACAAGACGACCGGCCGGATTCGACTGGCCCTCGTCATAGATCACCTTGAAGATGAGTTCTGCCAGTACGGGGTCGCCCTTCACATGGCTGAGCTCACGTGAGCCCTCTTCCACGACGCGCGGCAGCTCATACTGCATGTTGCCTCCGCTGAACTGCGGGGACTTGCCGGTGCCACGTACGAGGATGGCGATCTCGTTGATGTCCAACCCGACGTCGAGCTGGATGTGATCGATCGGCGACGCCGTCGTCACGACATTCTGATTGAGGGCGAGGCGCATCTGCGCCAGCGTCATGTCGGCCATACTGACCGTGACACTCACATCCGCCTCGGTGATGAACGCCTTCCGCGGGTACGGCGAAGCCAGTCCCCGCCAGTAGTCCACGCTCTTGTCAAGGGCGACAGTGACACCGTCGTCGGAGTAGTTGTGCGCCCCCGACGTGCCGATCAGCGCCCAGTTGCCAGCTGGCGCTGCGCTGATCACGGGGAAGGCCTCCCCAACGGGAGCCCAGTACAGGGACAGTGGACCGTTAACAATCTCGAGTTCGGGCATCTTTACGGAACCTCCAATATGTCGGCTAGGATCGTGAAGCTCTGCGCCACAGCGGGCCACACGAGGTCCGGGTCGACCGACGAAATCGGTCCTCCGGTCGGGTTGATATGGTGGATCAGCACGTCGTCGTGCGTCTCCCTTGACAACAGAGTGAACCGCTGAGTGACCGCCCTGCGTAATTTGTCTGCCTCGAAGTCCGTCTCGCCGTAACACAGGGCGTCTACAGTCAGATCAACCGTGGGCATGACGTCGGCCTTGCTTCCACCACCCGCCATGCGGAGCACGAGTATCTTCGGCGGCTCAAGGGTATCGGCCGCCTCAATGTCAGCGCGCGGTATCTTGTTGATGTAGATCCGATCGTCTATGAGGTCGGTGATCGTGGTCTCAGCGAGCACGAGAGTACGGAGAGCCTTCATAGCGTCACGCAAAGGCGAAAGCCTTCCTCACCCGACCGGCTAGCTTCGGGTATTCGGTCTGCGCGGCAGGCCTTAGGAAAGGGTAGGCCGGCGCGTTAACGACCCGACCCAACTTGTCTTTGCCTTGGAAGCCCAGCTCGAGGCGTCTGGCGTGAACCAGCTGTGCGCCCCAACGGCCGGTCACGCCCTTACGCGTACTCTCAGCCTGTTGGACGATCTTGATCCCACGCTCAGTGTCTCCACTGTGGCTCTCGAACCGACCGCTACCCCTCGCTCCTGCGGTGTGGTTAGCCCTGGCGAGGATGATGGCTGCGGACATGGTCGCGTCGATGGCAAGCCGAGAGGCTAGGTCGGCCTTACGCTTCACAGCGTCGCCTTTCCAGTCCACTCTGCTTTTGCCCATTTACTTATGCCTCGTGAGCATGAGTTCGAAGTGAGAAGCCCTTGATCCTGAGCTGCCCTTTCGGACCCTCGCCTCAACGAGTACGGGGCCGTCGAACTGCATCACCCCCAGACGGTCGCGGATAACTAGCCTGTCTTGTTCCTGTATATCCGCGCCGACCGGCACGGCAGCACGCAGGTCCTCCACCACGGCTGACTTGCCGGAGTCGTCTACCATCCGCTTAGTCGTTGACCAGGTGCGACAGGGTACGAGACCGCCGACGACCTCGACGAAGGCGGCCTTCTCAGGTCCACCCCAGTCGCTCGACTCGGCGGTCGGGTCGCGGGACACGGTAGCCCGCATGGTCATAGTGGATCGTGCACTCATGCGAAAGGAGACCTCCCCTCCCTGACATGTGCAAGTACCTCACGCCGAGTTGACTTCCAGTTCTTTTGCTCACCCTCCCAGTCACCGGACTTTTCCCGCTCATAGGCGCGGAACTCGATGTCCACCTGACTGAGATCGAGGGCTACCCGGTCGCGGACTTCGGTGTCCACCTCTGGGGTGTACGTGATCTCGACCTCGTTGCCCCAGCAGGAGTTACCGTTGTCGCCGCCCGTCAGGCGCAGGATGCGATAGTCGCCGACGACCCGATAGTCGTTGGCCGACAGCATGACCTGGTCGGACGCGTGGCGGCGACGCTCCCCGATGGAGACGATCGCCGTGTGCCGGCGGTTCAGCGCGAGCCACTCCGAACTTGAGGGAAGTTTGACTTCCACTTGGTTGTCGATGCCACCGGCGGCGCGGTCGACCGCCTTGACGGCGGAGTCAAGGATACGCTGCAGGGTGGGCTCGTCGAGGTCAGTCTCAACGCGCGCCCGCAGATCGACTACCGTGACGGCCATCAGATCTGCACCGCCTCGACGGTGATGGCAGTATCCTCATCCGTGGACACGTCGAGGTCCCCGTTCGAGTCGTTGTAGATACTCGGATCGAAGGGACCGGCCCACACGTCCCCGGTTGTTGCGGGGACCACGAAGGTCTGATCCGTGATGGCGAGACCGCCGACTGTGTTCGGGGTCACGACCGTGATGGTCGCGGGGTTGGCGCCGGTCTTCACGAAGTGCAGCAGCACTCGCCCGTTGTTGCGGACGATATAGTTGTCCGCCGCCGCCATAGCCTGCGTGCTGGATGCGATGCCAGTCGGCACGGCAGCCGTTGGGGCTAGCGTTACGTCTCCCATCTGTCAACTCTCCTCCGATGAACGTCCATGCAGTGTTGTCAAGTGTGGTGCTCTTGAGGGGACGATTAATCCAGGATGGGGTCCTCGTCCTCGTCCTCGTCCTCGTCCTCGTCCTCGTCCTCGTCCTCGTCCTCGTCTTCGTCCTCGTCCTCGTCCTCGTCCTCGTCGACCTCGACCTTCTCGGTCTCGCCCTCGCCGACCTCGACCTTCTCGGTCTCGTCCTCGCCGATCTCGACCTTCTCGGGGGTAGCGGACACGTCGACGATCCTACAGTTGAGCCGATCCAGTTCGGTGCGTAGCACCTGCCGACCGGCAGCACAGAAGAGAAAGCAGGCGCGGTCGTCACCCTCTTCTACCAGGGCGTCCTTCGCGGCGTTGAGATACAGGCGGCGATCGACGGTGACCTTCGAACCTGTACCCTTACTGCTCTCGACGATTGTCAGTCCACTCATACTTGAGTCCCTCTTATGCCGGCCTCGCCGAGGAAACCCCAGCTTCGTCCGAGTTGTTGACCCACAGGATGCCGGCCGCGATGGTCATCTTCGCCGCAGAGATGGCGGCAGTCGCGAACTGGCAACCCGAGACCATGCCGGTGTCGCCGACGCGGTCCACGAGGATGTAGTCGGTCGGCTCGGTGGCGTCCTCCGAGTTCATGAAGCGGCAGTCCTCGACAAACAGATCAAGCACACCGCCGAACGCGGCTTCGACGCGCAGGTGAGCGGTCGTGACCCCGTGGAACCAGCACTGCCGGAGGAGGATCTGCGTGGGATAGCCGTAGCCCGAGTTAACGAACTCCATCCCGACGAGACCCCAGGCGAACTCACAGTCCATGAACATGAGGTTCGAGCACTGCGCGCCCGCTGTCCCCTCGAGGAGTGCGAGTACATCGGAGCCTCCCTCGATCTTGCACTGGTGGAAGCGGGACTCGCTGGTCGAGGTCAGCCTCAGGGCCGCTGCCGCGGCAGCCACTCCGCCGATCCCGAGGTTTATCACCACGACGTCGTCCACCTCGTTGATGTGGAGGGCGACCCCGGAGGCAGGGTTGATCCAGGGTTGACCCCTAGCCCCGAGACCTACGAGGGTGATCCCGGCCGTGGCGATGACGACGTTCTCGGCGTACGTGCCCGGCGCGATGTAGATGACGTCTCCGGCCTCCGCGTCATCGACGGCAGCCTGAATGGTACTGCCGTCGACGTACCGAGTTTTACCGAACGGGTTGTTGTGCCGCGGGAAATGCCCGGGGATTACCGAGCCGCCCTCGATGATGCCCATGTTCTACTCTCTCCTGCTGTTGTCGTCGGGGTTCCGGCGGGGATCTAGATGCCGGTGGTGGTGCCGAACGCCGCGGGGCGGTACAGGACCAATGCCCAGCGCCCGGAGGCGCGGATGGTCTGCTTGCCTTCCTTGAACTGGTCGGCGACGAAGCCACGCTCGATGATGATCCCGCGCCGCTCGAAGACCGTGATCCAGCTCAGCATGAAGCTGCCGACCAAACCGGTGCCCACGCTGAGCGACTCGTTCTGCACGACCGGCAGGCCCCAGATGCGCTCGGGCCCGGCCTCGCTGGGATTGCCCCAGATATATACGCCGTCCGCGGTGCGCAGGAGTCGGATCGGCGCCCAGTCATCCGGGTGCAGCAGTACGTGTGTCGGGATCGCGCGGCCGGTGACACGGATCAACTTCATCATGTTGAAGATCGTATCTGGTACCGGTTCGGCACCCTTGGCCAACGTTTGGATACCGGCGACATTCAGGATGCCATCCAGGTTCGGAGCGATGCCGTCGCCCGCGACGATCTGACCGTCGAGGCGCTGCTGGACACCGAAGTTCAGACGACCCTCGAGATACGAGCTGACCATCGCCACGTCCTCGAGCTGCTCATCGGTGACGGGCACGCTGTCGGTGATCTTCCGCACGGGCGACGTGCGCTCGGTCAGGACGAATTCCGACTCGGCGTACGCAGCCCCCTCAGCCTTTTCTGCGGCGGCGTGGGTGCGCGTCGTCTCCTCCATGTACACGACGTTCGCCTGCCCGGTGCGCCCGGTCGGCATGATGTCCGTGACCTGCAGTGGGCGTGTCACAGCCGCCACGACCACACCGGTACGTGTCGATTCCGGCGCCCAACCGGCACTCGTCTCGAACAGGGTCTTGAGCTCCCGCATGCCGTGGTTAGGCAGGACGATGTGGCCGGACGTGTCGCCCTTCATCCACTGCTGGTAGACCTCGTGCTCGGTGACGAGCTCGCCGAGGGACTTGGGCTTCTCGCCCTTCCCCTCCGGGTGACCCGGGCGGTTGACTGGGGTCTTGTCCCGTTTCGCGAGCGCGGTGCCGATGCCTTCAGCGGCTTCGCGTTTGGTGAGCTCATCGACAAGCTCATCGAGCTCGCCATTCCTTTCCGCGACGAGCTCGCACACGCGCAACGACTTCTCGGTACCCGAGAGCGCGAGGACGTCCGCGCCGAGCCAGTCGGCCGTGGCGTTCTGAAAGTCGTAGGCGGTCTTGCCGTCGACACCCGACTTGACCTGCTTGAACACCTCACGGAGCTGTTCGCGCTTGGCGTCCAGCTTCTTCCGCAGCTCCTTCAGAGTCATGATTGCTCCACGCTTAGAAAATGCTAGCGTCTGAGCAACGGGAGCAAAGACGACTTGCTTGGCTGATTGGTCGACGGTTGACCAATATTAAAGTCTTTTTAATTATAGTGAACCCGCAGTCTGCCAGACTACCCGCGTTCACTCTTCGAGGTGGTGGGCCACCTCGCTCGCTAGGAACCTCGCCGCCGCTCTCGCTACGGCGTCTTCAGGCAGCATGTTCTCGGCCAGACCCCTCAGGTTCTTCATGAGTTCGCCGTGCTGTTCGGCCATCTCCAATACGGTAGCCTTCGCATCCCTGCCGAGCGACCGGTTGCTGGTGGCTTGCTCGATCCGTTTCAACACAGCCTGGGCGTCGTATGTGGCCAGACGCACCTGGTCGACCAAGCGGATACCCGGCTTGTCGCCGAGCTCAGGCGGTTCGAAGTCGGCATTCTTGAGATGGCCAGCGAGGTGGTCATACACCCCCTGCCGCTGCTCGGCATCGAGGGTCGACGCGCCCCGTGCTCCTTTCAGAACTGCGATCCCGGCGAGGCAGGCATGCACGCTCGCGGCGCCGACATCCCCCTTCTCATCTACCATGTGGTGCAGGAAGTGCCCCTGGTCGTCCAGGACGATCGCGAAGGCACACGAATCCTTGGCCCCTGCTGTTAGCCTACGCGCGTTGTCAGGCGCGTCCCAGGGATCCACAGAGGTTTCTGTCTCGTGGGTCTTCTCGGACTTAGCTGACAGGGTACCCGTCCCGACGGAGGCACCTCGTAGGACTGGAGATACCTCGCGGAGGTCGATCTCCTCCAGCACGCGGATCTGCCGACCGTCGACCTCCTCGAAGCTGGTCTTTACCGGGCGGAAGCCCCAGCTCCACTGCTGCACTGGGGGCGGGTTGTCGAGGTCGAACTTGAGAGCCGAATGCCATTCGACCGCGGCGCCGATCTCGAGATTGAACCGGCCGACTGCCACGGCCAGCTTACCCCGCTCCTCGACGATGGTCTTGCCCAGCGGGACGTGGTCCTGGCGGTGCGAGGGCAGCACCGATGCAGGCAAGCCGCCGAACGCACCGGGCCGGACGATGTCGTCGTCGCTGTCGATCTCGTCGAAGGTAGCGATCACGGCCTCGAAGGTTCCGTCCTCGCCGACCTGCTTGATCGTCACCCCAACTGTCTTGCGTTCTGTCTTCATTCCGTTCCTCACTCGTCGGTGACTAGGTAGCCTTCAAAGCCGGCATTGATATCAGAGCCATTTGCAGAAACCTCAGCGCGCAATTTTATATCTGTTTTCTCAGACATGAGCAGAGGGATTCGGTGCACAAGCGCGGCTGTGGTTGAACCAACTGAATTTAGGCCCACGTTCTGTAGGCGCCGCCAAGCCATACCGAACGGCCTAATCAAAAAGTGGATTGTTGCGGAGGTGGCTTGCTTCTTACCGATAGAGGCATACAGCCTGACGATGAGGAACGACTTGCCTGCCGGCACGGTGTACATGGCAAGCAAGGTCTGACCGTCAAGCGGGTTGATGTGGATAAGCACATTGCTTGAGACTGTGTTGTCAGCGGTTATGGTGCCGACGTTCGTGCCGATCGCACCGGCGGTTAGTACGAAGGCACGGTAGGCGCGCAGGTATTCCTTGGTTGTGCTGACTACACCCTCACCCTCGAGGGTTATGTCTTCCTGTATTTCTACGTAGGAAGCATCCAAGCCAAAGACCCTCAGCGTGTGGGCGCCTGTCAGTAGGAGTAGGCCGTTGTCCTGGTCGCTGCTTGAGACGAAGTCCAGGATTTCTGCGTTGGCCGGGAACGTATATTCACCGCCGACGTTCCAGATGTCTTCTTCGGCGGCGGAATCAACAGAGACGTTCTGGCCAAACTTGTGAAACCCCACCACATCTGAGAAGTCACCATGCGCGACGCGAATATCGAATTCTGTGGCGTGGTCGACGTAGTTGTATCGCTGCGCCGATGAAGCGCCGACTAGGCCGCCAACGACGGCAACGAGTAGTACGGTGAGAATGCCTATCCATTTTCTCATTACCTGACTCCGTTGTGTTCGAACGAGTAGTGGTTGCCGTCGTTGAATCGACCGCCCCAGCGGCACAGTATGTGCTGCTGCTCCCACCACAAACCGAACTGCTCGTGGGCCTTAGTGCTGCTGAGGTAGCGGCCGTCTTTGAAGAGGTTAATGTCTTTTGCCAGCTTGAACTTGTGGGTGCTCCGAGGGTGACCGTAGTCCGCATCCATCGGCCGGAGAGCGTCGCCGGTCGTCGTTTCAAAGCCAGCCATCCACATCCTCGTCTCGAGCTGATTGACGAGGCGGGCGAAGAGTGACTGTTTCTGGCGGAGTGTCACAGCCCCATCTCCTGCATTAGTAGTGCATTGATCGGTACGAAGCCTCGTGTGCAGTTCGGGTGGGCGAGACCGATCGCATCCGCCTCGTCGATGGTGATGATCGCGCCGTCGGCGGTAAGGCAGGCCTCGTCAGCTCTGCCGCCACCCCGGTTGTCGAAGACCTGGACGTGCTCCGTTTTGGGCATCGACCGAGCCGCTTGGAGCGTAGACGTATTTGCTGCGTGCGCGCCCTCGGTACGTGCGATCACACGTGCGCGCGTAGCCGCATCCCGCCACGGCCCGGCCTTCACATTGTCGGCGATGTGCCTGGCCAGATTGTCGGATGATAGTCCCTGCTTGCGTCCCTCCTCGAGGGCTTGGAAGACAGAGTCGCGGGTCTGGTCGCTGAGGTCAATCAGGCCCGAACGTAGACCCCCTTCTCGCAACACGTTGAGCTGTGCCTCGTCGGTCAGCTGGAAGGTCGTGCCGAAGGTGCGCCCGATAGCAGAGGAGGTATCGGAAGCTGCTGTCGCGTACCCCGCCTCAAAGGCTTCCTGCAAAGCCACCTGAGCGGCTGCTGTATCGGTAGCCTCTACGATCCTCTCGGCGAGCACTATGTCGATGGGGCCGAGTCCAAGTTCGCCGCCCACCTGCTTGGTATCCTCGATGGTTAAGCCCTTTAGGAAGTCCTTTGCAGCTGCCAAGGCCGAGCGCCCTAGATCCTCGAAGACCCGCTCGAGCGGATCTTGCATCAGCTTGCCCGTGCGTATGCGGATAGTATCGAGGCGCTTGGCCAGCGCGATGGCTGTCTGAGTGGGCGGTGCTTTCGGTGCGGCCGCGATGATCCGATCCTCGGTCGCGCCGTGGCTATGCTTGAGGTAGGCCGCAGCCCAGTGGTCAGTCTTGCTGGGTTCAGTTAAGGTGGGAGGCCTTTGTACCTGACCCTGCGGAACCTCGATGATCGCAAGCGACATGAGGTAGACCTCATCACTGGGCTGCGACTCAAAGCCGAGCTCAGTACGCCCCTCAGCCCTTGTAAGAATCATCGATCGTACGAGGCGCTCAATACGATTAGCTCGGGTGTCCTGATTCTCACGGAGCGCCTCTACACCCTGGTTATTGAACTCAGCCTTTGCGACATCAAATGCTGGAGCTAGCTGCCTTGTAACTCCTCCCTCGATGCGTCGCTGATGAGGGATGACGCCGTTTGTCCAGGCGAGTTGCCTCAGCTCCTTCATCGTGGCGCCTACGCTGGTTTGCTGTAGGCCAGCACCGAATCCAACGACCGCAGCCGGAGTACCTAAGGCGGCACACACGCGCTCCTCTGAGATGTTCCTCAGTGGGCCGAGGTCAAGCTGTTTGGGGTTGAAACCAAACTGCTCGACTCTGGTCGGACCAAGCATGACAATTGTTTTGCCGCGTCCCTCGCCCCTGTACTCGTCGATCTTGGCCTGCGCCGCCTCGCCCTGCTCAGGGGTGAGTGTCGCGTTCGGGTCGGAGGGTGAGACGATCACGCCAGGCACGCCGTTATTCTTCAGCAAGGAGGCGGTGAAGGCGGCAGCCTCGTTGTCCGTCCACACCTCGCGCAATAGGCCCTTGAGCGGCGACAGTCCCTTGCGGAGGTTGTCGAGGTCGACGCCATCCCGGAAGTGGATAACTGAGAGGCCCTCAACCACTTCAGGGTGGACATCGTCAGGGTCAGCGCCCATGGGCTTGATGAGTTGCTTCTGCCCAGCTACGTTGTACTCATAGTGGGTGATGAACTTGGTGTTATCCTGACTGGGCCACTTAGGCTCCATGTTCAGGTGGGGCGCGTACCACAGTTCGCAAGGACGACTATCGGCATTGTCAGCAACGATCCAGTAGCCGTTACCATCAAGGCTCAGGCTGAGCACCGTCCCGGCTAGTAGGATGTCACCCGAGTAGAAGGGGTTCGGTGCGTTCAGCAGGGCTAGCAGATCGCTGTCCTCTATGGGTTCACCCTTGGCATCCTTGATAGCCCAAGGTGCCTCGACGATCGACCGCTGCAGCCAGCGGATCGGCGTCATCAGGATGTCTGACGAGGTGCCGTCACCGACCTTCCGCTGGATGGTAGATGTGGCATCCCTGGTAGTGTCGAACAATATCAGGGATCGACCCGGGAACTTCACCCTACCTGTGAGGGCCTTGAGCCTACTGAGCATGCTCATGGTCAGACCACCCCCCAGCCGCCGCTACCGCCGCGCAGGCCTTCCGTCGCGTACCTCATAGAGTCCATGTAGTGGTTATCCTTGTCCAGCGGTATGGGCAGCAGCTCGCCCGTGTGCCTGTCCGTCTTCCATGAGTATGAGGCGAGCTCGGCCGCAGCCCGCTTGCACCTCGGGTGCACGATGATCTCGTATGATTCCAGCCTCTTGATTCCCTCGTCTATCGACCCGGGTCCCTTCTTGGCCCCCTTGATATTGGGGAAGCCGTGACGCCTCAGGTATGAGATGGCGTCGGGCTTTGACGAGTCCGCCTTGATCGGCCAGCGCCTCGCACCAGGCACGCCTGGTAGGCCGACCATCGATGTGGGCAGTGAGTCGAAGCCGTCCTGGTTGAGAGCCCTCAGCTCCTCGTCCTCCGTGCCGCCGAAGAGGAAGGGCAGGTGGTCTGTCTCGCAGCCTAACATGTAGGCCTCGTAGTCGACATACATCTGCCGCCCACGTACGAACAGGCGCACGAGCACGGAAGGATCGATGCTGAACCCCCAGTCCCCGCCGAGCCTGAGCACGTCGTTCTCGTTGGGGATGGGCGTGTCGCCGATGCGCCAGTTCTTGATGATCCTCGCCTCGGTCAGGATCTGATATCCGCCTTCCCAGACGTGGGCGTACTTGTCTGGGTTGGCTGCTAGGTCGTAATCCTTCTCTACGATTAGGACTCTCGGGAACCATGGGTTGTCGCGCCAGTTGACCTCGATCACAACAGAGTCGGGGTGCTTGTGCTTGCCCCTCAGCAGGACGTCGACCGGGTCGGTCGGCTGTATGGGGTTCCAGCTGAACCAGATCTCCGAGCCGCCCTTGATCGAGCCGTCCTCCCTGACGACCGGGTCGTTCCTGAAGGTGGGCCGTAGCAGGTCGAGACTGCGCTGGGATAGCGACTGCGCCTCCTCTACCCAACAGGTGTCGAACCCCTCGAGCGACTTGATCGAGTCGCTCGTGTGGTTCTGCATGCCCTGGAAGATGATGATCCCACCGCCGTGCACGTTGATCTGCGCTTGCTGGACCTGGAAGTAGTTCTGCACGCCCAGCTTCTTGATCTTGTCCTCGAGCAGCTTCTTGACCGACTCCTTGAGGGACAGCTGCACCTCGCGGATGCACACAGCGCGATGGCCTGGATCCATGACGCAGCGCTCTATGAGGGCCTCCGCAAAGTAGTGGGACTTCGCCCCGCCCCTGCCACCATGCGCTCCCTTGTATCTGGCTGGCCGCAGCAACGGCAGGAAGGCTCGAGGTGTGGCGAGCTGCAATATGCTCATACATGTCCCACCTGCCTCCCATCCTCTCCCACCCTCTCCCATAC